TTATCTCTTAGTTTTGCAACCTTCTTATCACTATCAGGAGACTTAGTATTATCATACTTTGCTTCATTTACTTTTTTATTATCAGCAAGTTTCTTTGCTGCTAAAGCAGTTCCACCAACTATTGCTGCTCCTCTTACGGTATCTGCACCTGCTTTTGCTAAGGATTTCAAACCATCAGTAGATTTCGGCTTGTTGATTGGGGCTCTTGTCTCAGTAACTACTGGTTTCTTTTTTCCACCTGTTAATTTATCAATTTTTTTACCTACAGAACCACCAGTTCTTGTGCCAACTACATCACCAGCAAGTCCTCCTGCAACCCCTCCTGCGATTCCACCTGCAAGAGTACCTGCAACAGGTACGACACTACCTGCAGCACCTGCAGCTGCAGAACCTCCTACAGTTCCACCAATACTTCCACCAATTCCACCTATAACTCTACCTGCTTTTTCAAATTTACCTGGTTTTTCAGACTTTTTATAAGTTAATGGACCACCTACAGCAGCAAGACCTTCGCTAGTTGTCTGTTGCTTTTGTGGCAAACTTAAATTCTTTGCGTGAAGTTCACCTGCTTTGCGAGCTCTATCTTTAGCACCTTTAAGTGCTCCTTTACCATATTCAACAGCAGTTTCTTTAGCAGCTTGTCCTGCATATTTACCTGCTTTCTTTACAGCATAACCACCTTGTTTACCACCAACTTTTATTCCTTGACGAACAGCCCACTTACCACCGTGTTTAATACCTTGCTGTATTCCAGTACTAAGTCCAAAAGTTTCATCTAATTCTATATCTTCCTTTACATCATTAGGAAAAACTTTAACAAGTTTACTGTTGTTTACACCTTCACCAGTAATCTTTCCTTTCTTATCCTCTTTTGATTTCTCAACCAATTCAAGGAATCCATCAAAGTTCTCAGACTTTAATGAAGAGTACTCTTCTTTCTTTAGATCAATGCTTGTATCTTTACCAGAGATCTCATCCCCTTTTCCTGATTTAACAGCAGCAGTATTACCACCTTTATGCTTTTCAGATTTAGTAGGCTCACCATACTCAGTCATCTCAACAGATGAGATGTTTGGATTAGCACGAAGTTCTCTAATCTTATCACGAGTTGCATTTCTTACATAAGTGTTACCTGTCTTCTTATCAGTAACTCTTACTTTAAATGTCTTCTCTCCTTTACTATCCTCTTCAATTACTTCTTCTTCCTTAATACCTTCAACAAAAACTTTGTCTATTACTGAAGAAACATTCTTAGATAGAAGTTCCTCAACATTAACAATATTCTCACCAAGTAACATTTGCTTTGCTCTTGCCTTTACAGCAGGAGGTGCAGGTGATTTACCAAGTTGTGCCATATATGCCTTTCTTACCGCAGCAGGATCTGCCTTACCTCCACTTTGCTGAGACATTGTTTGTCTCACTTTATAACGTGTATCATAAGCAAGTTGTCTTGCTTGTTTTTCAATTTTTTCCTTTCCACCGCCGCCACCAGCTGGTGCTGCTCCACCTGCTGCAGGTTTTGCAGATACAGAAGACTGATCAGTATTTTCCATTAGAAGACTAAATCTTACTTTTTCCTATACTTATTTAGGAATTGCATTCCCCAACTACTTCCAGGAACTTTATCCTTTACATTTTCTAAGTGTCCTTTGGTTCCTATAAGGTTATTAGGATGTATCTTATCCCTCATCTTACTATCCATATGAACCTCTGTATATTTCTTTGTTTCAGATAAATCCTTAACCCAAGACTTAAACATCATATCATCTTCAGTTACACAAATGAGATGATTCGCACCCCTACGAATAATACGTCCAATCAATCCAGTATTAAAGTCTTCAACTAATTGACCAATCTTAAAAATCTTTTCATTAACATAATTCTCACGAAGACCTTTCCAATCCAACTTAGGTGCAACTCTCCAAAGTTCCACACCTTCTTTAACCTCATCTTCTAACTTCATTGCCTTACGAAGTGTCAAATAAATTTCTTCCGCTTTCTTTTCATCAATAATAGGTTGTAACTCTTCTTTTGGTTTTCTAGTTTCTGGATCTATTACTTCCACTGGTCTAAAATAACCTGCATAGAAAGCATCAAAATCTCCATTCAATACATGGTTTCTTTGTACTGATGCGGACATTGCTTCAATAGGATCATCAGATTCATCATCCCTCTCACCAGCATTAATAGTTTCTACACTATCAAAATCAAATAATTGACCGTTATACTTATTTCCTAATTGATCATATAATTTTCTACGATCACCACCACCTACAAGTTTCACACTTGAATATCCATCAGAATGTGCTTTTTTTAATACATCAAAAATAGTTCTAGTATCTTTATCATCAAGAATCTTATCCTTATGATCAGGGAACATATCCTTCATTATATCAACCTTAGTTCTATAATCTAATGGATCTGTATCCTTACCCGTGCTCTTAGTAGGAACAATAACATACTCATTATCATCAGCAGATGAAGCAACAGTATTCAAAAGTTTTTCATGTCCTGCATGTGGTGGATTAAATCTACCAAATGCAATTGTTAAAGATCCTTTTGTTCTTGGATTTGGTTGTAGTTCTTGCTGCTGTTGAACTAAGGGTGGTTCAGAAGGTGCTGACTCAGGACCAGGTGCTGGTTGTGAACCTGGAGCTGATTCGGGACCAGGTGCTGGTTGAGATCCTGGTGGAGATTCAGGTGGTTGTCCTTCTTTATCATATGTTGTATGTGATAACTTTTTCTCTTTATCAGTTTGTTTTGGATCTTGCTCTCCTACTCTCTGTCTCTTATTATAAAACTTTAATTTTCCCTTCTCAGTCTTTGCTATAAATTCTCCCTTTTTATCATACCACCCACCATGACCATCACCAACAAGACCCATTCGGGTTGCTTGTTGAACAGCAGTAGATTCAAGGAATTGTTGGAATGATTTCATTTTGTTAGTTCTGCAGTTATCGCTTGTTCGTTTGCAATAAGATATTTGAGGGTATTGTCCCTCATAATACTATATTTATTCTTTGACTTACCTGACGATTTTGACTTAACCTTTTTATCAAAAGACATAAAACAATAATAAAGAAACTCATTATAACGTTCCTTTTTACTTTTAGTCTTTGACTCAAAGTTCTTCATTAACTTTTTTATATCGGGATTCATAATATTATGACCTATAAAGTAACTTAAGCATAGTGAATGCTCCCAACTTACCCTTTTGTTTTGCTCTTCTATATTCAGAGTCGCTTCTTATTGTCATTGTAAGTGTCATTGTTGAGTGACCATTTGCCATTAAATCGATAAACCATTCTTGAACTGATCCTGATGCTAGACGAGCATTAACACTAGTTACTGCTGGAAGAAAATCTCTTAATGGGTCATCACTCCTAGATTGTGCTCCACCTCTAATTGCTTTAACTAGAATCATAGGAACTTCAACATTCCTCCTCTCCAATCTAAATTCTTGTTCTATCCATTGCTTTGTTGCATTAAGATTTCCATTTATCATACTAATCAATTTATTTCTACATATCGTATTCATTCTAACATAAAGTGCATCAAACATAAGAGGATCACTCTCAAATAAATCAAGAATTCTATCCTTTAACTCTGTATTTGGAATCTGTCTATTAGGAGTCATAGTCAGATAGTTCTGTGCGGTTACTCTATTAGTCAAACCTGGAATACGAGAATATACCTCATCCCACAATTCTGATTTCAATTGAGTAAGAGCATTAGGATATGCTCTTTGCCACATACGTTTTCTAAATGTAGTTCCAACATAGGAATTTAATTTTGGTTCTTTAGAACCTGCTGTTCCTGCCTTTAGACTAATTCCAATAACTTTAGGGCTAACAGTTTGATCCTCAAATATTAAAAATATATCTCCTGAATGATTATCAGGAACTCCTGCTGGTTTCTGCCTATATCCCCATACAACTTTTGATATTGTTCTTTGTGCATTATATCCACGAATCCAATTTAATATAGCAATTGAGTTTGTTAATTTAGTAGTTCTGGTAGAAGGTCTAATCCTAACCATATCTCTTATATAACCTTCTGCTGAACTAATATTAGATCTATTAACAAAAGTTTCTTTAGCTTTACCAGTACTTAAATCTAATCCATTAACAAAAGCCTCCATCTCTGTGGGAGTTGAAGGCGAAACACCAACATTAAATGCTAATGCTGGAAATAATTCTGTTATGGTAGCATTGATAGTGGTCTGCTCACCACCAGACAAGTAAGTTATATTACTATCTGTCATGAATCAATATTTACTTCTTGAAATATTTATTGATAACGTCTATCTGATCTTGATACTTAGCAATCATATTAAGTTCTTCTTCCATTGCTTCTACAACATTAGAATGCTCACCAATACCTACAGGGTTCTGTAAATATACTTCTACATTAGCAACATGTTTTTGGATATCACCTTGAGCGTGTGCTAATAATGCTTTAAGTAATTGCTCTCTCATTGTATCATTTGATTCTGGTTTATATAGCCAATAGTCCAAGATTTGTAACCATGACCATGTATTCTAAGTTGTATATCTGTTACAACTTCTTCAGGAACTACCAAACAATATCCAATACCAAGATTGAATACATTCTTCATTTCCTCTTCAGGAATCTCACCCGCAAGTTGAATCTTCTTAAAGATCTCAGGTAGTGGCCAAGAATTATAATCAACTCTTGCTTCTAATCCATTTGGAATACAACGTGGTAAGTTCTCTGGAATACCACCACCAGTTATATGTGCCATACCAAGAATAGGAAACTCTTCCAATAAGTCTGCTACTAATGAAGCATATATTATAGTTGGGTTAAGAAGTTCTGGAGTAGGACTTGGATCTTCAATCTTACCACCACCCCATTTTTCATCATAACCTTTTTTAAGAAAAATCTTATGTCTCCATAACATATCCCTAATCAAACTAAATCCATTACTATGAACTCCACTACTTTCTATACCAATAATAGCATCACCCTCTTTAATTAATCTACCATCTATTATTTCACTTTCTTCTACAACACCTGTACAAAAACCAGCAAGATCTTTAATAGGATCTACCATTGATGAACGTCTTGGATGTTCTGCTGTCTCTCCACCAAGTAAACTACATCCAGAAATCTTACATCCTTCTGCTATACCATCAACTAAATGTTTTACCAAATCTCCATGTAATTTTAAATCTGAAGTGCAGATATAATCTAAAAAGTATAATGGTTTTGCACCACATGTGATTACATCATTCACACACATAGCAACAAGGTCAATACCTATACCACGCATTACAGATGGATTACCAGTTGCCTCTAATTCAGCAACATGTATTTTAGTTCCTACACCATCAGCACCAGAAACCAATACAGGATTTTCATACCCTCTAGGGATCTTTATCATTCCATTAAAACCACCAAATCCACCCACGACTTCAGGTCGATGAGTAGACTTAACGGTTTCTTTAATTTGATCTACGAAAGATCTTCCTGCTTCTATATCAACACCAGAAGTTTTATAATCCATTTTCCATCCATGTGCTAATAGCAGTATCATACTCAGCAGTATGTTTGAATGCTTCTCTTGCAAATTGAGTTCTTAATTCCTCTACAGTAACAGAAGATATATTACCCTTTAATGCATCAATAAAGATTCCATACTGATTAGGATTAGTCAATACAGAAACATGTTTATGATTCTTTGCTGCTGACCTTACCATACTAGGTCCACCAATATCAATATTCTCAATTGCTTCTGCAAAAGTTACATCTGGTTTAGCAACTGTCTCTTTAAATGGATATAGATTCACTGCAACAATATCAATTAATCCTATACCATTTGCATCACGATCTGTATCGTGAATAGGATCATTACGTTTGGCAAGAATACCACCATGAATCTTTGGATGTAATGTCTTTACTCTACCTTGAAGAATCTCTGGTGAACCAGTATATTCAGATACCTTCATTACAGGTATACCTTCTGCTTGAATGACTGCGTGAGTTCCACCACTAGAAATAAGAGTGTATCCAGCACTCACTAATCCTCGTGCAAAATCAACAATACCATCTTTATTTGAAACACTTAATAATGCGTAATTCATAGATCTCCCTCTGCACGGTTTTCTGAATGATGAACATCAAATTCTCCACCAGGATATCTTGCTTTTAATTTTTCAACATTCATCTCAATTATTTCATCAAATGAAGTATCTAATGCCATACACGCTTGAGCAACATACCACATAATATCTCCAAGTTCTCTCTTCATATGGAAGATATTCTCTTCATTAACTGGTTTACCTTGAAAAACAATCTTCTTTACAACTTCAGTAAACTCTCCTGACTCTGCACTCATACCAAGAGCAGCAGTTAAAAGACGATGAATAGGTATTCCATCATCCCCTGTTTGTATCTCAAAGCATCTAGAATTAAATGAAATATAATCCTTTGATTCTTTACTTGTTACTTCATTAACAAACTCAGTGTATTTTTGGGTGTCAACTTGTTTAGTCATTAAAATTTAAATTCAGCGAAAGATGTTTTAGGTTTTTTCTCTTCAATATTATATCCGTCTTCCTGTCCACTGTCAACTATATCATCTTGAGCACTTTGTTCACAATCATATAATCTCATTTTAGCACGATCAATACCTACAACAAATCTCTTAAAGATAGTAGGATCATTATAACGATTCTTCAATTGTTTAATCATTATCTGATTTAAACCTTCCAACTCTTCTGTACTGATAAGAGCAAACATAAGGTCAGCAGTAGCGGGAAGACCGAATGACTCAGAGGTATCAGTGAGATCGACATCACTACTCCCAAACCCACTACGAGTTGTTTGAGTTGCAGAGACGATAGGGAGATTCGATTCGACAGCCAATCCCCTAAGTTCTTCTGCGATTGCTTTGATGTATGAGTATGAGTTGACATTACTTCCTGCTCTATATCTTGAGGACGCACATATATTTAAGTAATCAATGAATATTATATCAGGTTTAAAAGATTTTTTCAATGCAAGTTCATTTAGTAATGATTTAAAATGTCCTGAATGAGCAGATGCAGTTGGATACTCTTTTATAATTAATGTTCCTTGTGTCTTCTGAGCAAGTTTATTTACCTTATCCTCAAACATCTTTCTAGGTAGATCAGTAATATCCTGAATATTAACATTCAATAAATTTGCATCAATCCTTTCTGCAATCTTTTCTTCAGCCATCTCAAGGGTAATGTATAAAACATTCTTACCCTCTAATAAAACAGAACTAGCAAGATGACACATAAAGAGTGACTTACCTACACCAGTGCCAGCAAGAGCAATATTTAAAGTCTTATTAGGAAGTCCACCTTTAGTAATCTTATTAAAGAACTCCAAATCAAATGGTATCTTATCTTCTTTCCTATGATAAGACTCATATCTTTCTTCATAGTCACTTAAATAATCGTGACCAATATGAGTATCAAAAGAAACTGCTAAAGCATCTGAAAGAATACTGGGAATAGCATCTCTACCTTTCTTTTCATCTTGCCCATCAGCAAGAGCAATAGATTCCATAAGTGCAAGATAGATTGCTCTATCTCTACACCATTTCTCTGTAGTATCAGTTAACCACTGTTGATCTGTTGGACTATCATCCAAAGAACTAGTAATATCTCTAATTTCTTTTACTTCAGTTTCATTTAAGTCTGTTCTATTTTCTACTTCAATAGATAATGCTTCTATTGTTATAGAAGATCCATACTTAACAATGAACTGAGATATCTCTTCAAAGATTATCTTTTCAGATTTCTGCTCAAAATAATCTGGTTCAATAAAGGGTATAACCTTACGAGAATACTCCTCATTGAATATCAGATTTCTAAGGATAGTAGTCTCAATTCGTTCCATAAGAGAATACTTCCTTTGCAATATCATCAAGTTTATTCATTATATCATCAGTAAAGTATTCTGTGGGATTCTTTAGTATTTCTTTAGCATATATCTTTTTGCCGTTCATCTCATAACGTCCAGCAACATTCTTCCACATACCACCAAACTCCCCTAGTTCTAGGAGTCCGTAATAGCGATCCAATCCTCTTGCATCATAATAAAGACGAATATTTACTTCTTTATTTTCTTTGGAGAGTCTTGATTTATGCGTCTTAGCTTTAATAATGTTTCCAATAACCTCTTTCTGATCCTTTTCCTTTTTTTTGCTAAGATAGATAATCGTACTTGCGGCATACTTGAGGCCACTGCCGCCTCCCATTTCTTTAGTAGGGATGTAACTGCCGATAACATCGTATGTGTGATTTGTAACTATAAGTGGAATGTTTGCTTGACCAAGTTTAAGAGTAAGCATTCGGAATGCTCCTTTAACAAGTTGAGATTTGGTCATATCTCTTACTTGTTTATCATCAAGTGCATCTCTGATTTCTTTCTCTGTAGAAAGCATACCAAGAGAGTCTAACACAAACATACAAGGTTTGCGTTCTTCTGGATTAGTCTTTAAGTATATATCAACCGCCTTAAGTGCCTTAGTTCTGAATTCTTCAATAGTAACTACATTAACTACAACAACTCTACTTAGATCAAGACCACGGGATTCAAGTAATCCTTTATTAACAGCAGCCTCAGTATCGAAATACAAACAGTAACCGTCAGGATTAGAATCCAAAAAGTTCTTGACAACTGCGAGGGAGAAGAAAGTTTTACCAGTACTAGACTCACCAGCGATGGCAGTAATCTTATTGCTAGATACGCCACCAAAAATGGAACCGCTAACCAGTCCGTTAAAGATGTACGAACCTGTGTCGATG